CCGTTAAGAAGGTTCGCATTCATAGCTCTGGTGATTTTGTCTCTCAAGCCTACCTTGATATGTGGTCGGCTGTAGCAAGTCGATTCCCTGAAATTCAGTTCTATGGCTACACCAAAGTGCGCGGCAAGTTGGATTTCAGTATCATCGATTGTCTCCCTAATGTCATCCTGTGGGATTCGACTCCTAACGGTGAACTGAATTTTGCTCCTGTGGATGAAATTAAGGAACGTTGTGCACGCCTCGGGGGTTTCATTTGTCCTAACACCTTAGGAAACAAAGAAGTTCACTGTAGCAAGTGTGGATTATGCTACAATCGTCAGGTCTTTGAAAACTCCAAGCACGTTTTCTTTGTTAAACACTAATCAACCATAAGGGGGGAGCTTAGTCTCCCCTATAGGAGAATCCAAGATGGAAACACGTAAGAAGGAACGCATCGTAAAAGTCCGCTACGAAGAAGGCGGAAAGGTCTATGAGTTCACCCTTGACAGAACCACAGGAGTAGTAAGAGAAAAGGTAGAAGGCGACTATTGGGTTGACTTGGACGATATTTACGAGTATAACCCAAGTGATTTTGAATTTGCTGTAAACGAACTCAGGAGATTAAGTAACCATGATTAGCAACACTGTAAAAGAACAGGGTGTAAACCTTGTAAGAGACGGTAATAATTTGGTCTATGTAGAACTCAGGGCTGAAGACCTTGAAGGATTCACTTTCAAGTACTTTAACGCCTGTATCATTAAGAAGGGCAAATTAATCCTTGAGGCTGACGATGATGCATTCCTGTGTGACTCTGTGGAAGACCTTGACGACTGGTTAGGAAGAATCTTCGATACAGCACTTAGTTGGGAAGCCCTCGAAAAACTCAAGAACCTGCTTAAAGAACACTTAGGATATGAATCCAAGTATGACAACTGGAGATAATAACCATGGCTGAATTTACTGTAAAAGAACAGGGTGTAAACCTTAGTAAGAACATTCTAGGTTGGTACTACGTGGAACTCCATGGATTACAACGGGATGACTCTGGCAAGGTAGTTGATGATATCTACCTGAATATTGACGTTGACGGTGAAGAACTTTATCTGGAACACCACGGGGAAGAACATTTATTTGACTCTTTGCAAGACCTTGCAGACTTCCTTAGATTCAAGTACAATACGCATCTGGAAGCAGGAGCTTACTTCTATCTCAAGCTTATGCTTAAAACTGAACTTAACTATACAGGAGAGTAAAACCATGTCCCACCGCTATTTCATCAACAAGTGGTATGCAAGCAACTACCAGATAGACCTTGAAGGTGTAGGTCTCTGTGGTAAGGTTTACATTACTGTTAAGCCTGTTTTCAGCTGTGACAGTATCAAGTATCAACTGACGATTACAGCTCCTAACTGCAAGCCTGAATCTTGGTTCTTCGATTATAGCTACACGGTCTTGGAAGTCCTGCGGGATAACTGGAAAGTTAAGTACTGCAAGCCTAACCTCATGGAAGACCTCCTGTCACTCATTGAATTTAACTAAGCCTACAACCTGCCAAGGGGGTTAACCTAAGACCCCCTACCAACCAACTGGAGATTACACCCTATGAATACTTTTGGACGCTACGGATACCCTGAAGCCATCGACAGCATTCCCACCCTCAAGCGTATGCCCTTGGAGTACAAAATCAGTCTTAACCTTCTTCTTGGACTCTGGAACGTCAGAGTTCTTGACTCTGGATTCACTAAGAAAGAAGTAAAGTTCATCGACCCTCACCAGAACACCCTCCAATGCGTTATCCTGAGTAACCCTAAGGCTGACTACTGGATCAACATGAAGGCCAAGACTCTCACGGTTTACGCTAACTGTGAGCCCTACAATCAGCTGACAATAGAACTGCCTGATGTTGACTCGGAAGACACTCTGGAGTATCTGCCTTATGAGGACACGGTAAGCATCATGGAAAGCATTGAGTCTGCTGTCAACACTCTGATCCGTCACGGTAAAGTAACAAAAACTTATGGCTACTGTCTCTGCTACTATGAACTCCAGAACATTATGCAAGTCCTTGGTCTTGAAAAACAGTTCTCTAAGAGACTTGAAGAACTCGGGTTCGTAGGAGCTGAACTTCAGAGACTCAAGAGAGAGAACCGAGAGTATGCCTTTGAGGAATGGTCTAAAGAAGGCTATGCAATTTAACTAAAACTTAAATCAACAGGAAGGGGTCTTAGAGCCCCTCTAGGAGGTTTTTAAATGTTTGTTGAACAGTTTATCCTACTGCTTATCTTTGTGGGCTTTATGTGCCTTATATTCGGTCTTGGGGCTTGGATAAGTGATGCCTGTATCTCGCTTGAAGAAGAGAATAAACTTAAGGAAGAAGTTAAGGCTATCCTGCACAAGTATGACGACCTTAAGAAGTAACTAGGAGAGTAACATTATGAATCTTTTTGATGAAGCCTGTCAGTTTATCGGGGGTTCGGTAATAGTTTTAGGTCTTATCTGGGTTATCTTTAAAATCTGGAGTAACACCCCTGAGAACAAGCGCTACAAGGAAATCTGGGACAGCTACGAGTTCTCGAAGACTGGTAAAGACCCTTACGGGAACGATGTGATGACAGTAAGTGACTGGGACAATAAGAAACACAGTAAATAATAAAATCTACACTATAGGAGAAACAGGGTTGAAACATAAAATCAACCCTTTATACTTGGAGAGTAAATAATGACTGAACTTTACAACAAACACTACAAAGAAGCCTGTACCGAGCCTGTTGTTTTAATGCAACAGTTGATGACCAGAGAGGAGTTCATCGGATTCCTCAAGGGTAATATCATCAAGTACAGCCTTAGAGCAGGTCTTAAGACTGGAGAGAGTGCTGACAAGGACTTGATTAAGAAAGAAGCCTATGTTAGACTCCTTAAGAGAGTTACCGACAACCCGTATGAAGTATTCAACTTTGATGAGGAGTAACAAGTATGCAACTGTTTAACCCTGAATGTACCGAGCTTAATGTCTATGTTGATGCTGACATTCTGGCTTACCGTTCCTGTGTCTCTGTGGAACATGATGTAGTCTGGGATGAAGACACTGGACTGCACGTGGTTTTCTCTGATGAGAAACAGGCTAAAGCTGTCCTTAATGACTTGATTCTGTCCATCAACAAGGCTGTTATCGACAAGTTTGAGGGGATAGCTTTTGACATCAACTGGATTTACTGCCTGTCAAGCCCTGAGGGAAACTTCAGAAAAGAACTTGACCCTACCTACAAGGCTAACCGTAAGACCAAGCTTAAGCCTCTCTGTTACGGAGAAGTAGTGGATTACCTGAAGACGTTCTTCGGAGCTCATTCCGTTCCTAAGCTTGAAGGTGACGATATGCTTAGTCTTTTCACAAGTTATGACCAGACTATTGAAGGTGTGAACTCAGTGCTTGTGACCATTGACAAAGACCTTAAGCAAGTCCCTAACACTTGGATTTACGACTTTGTAAAAGACGAATGGTTCTGGACTGGAGATGAGGCTGAAGCCGAACGATTCCACGCCTACCAGACGCTTAAAGGAGACCTTACAGACGGTTATTCTGGATGCCCTAAGATTGGTGAGGTAAAAGCTTGGAAGCTCGTTGAAGGGCTTTCTGGTAAGGAACTGTGGGACACTGTGATTGAACAGTACAAGAAGGCAGGTAAGGACTATGATTACTTCCTGACACAGGCGAGACTTGCCAAGATGTTGACAGGAAAAGAATACGACTGTAAACTATCGAAAGTCAGACTTTGGACTCCTCCTAAGGACTGACACGAGGAAACAAATTAAATAAAGGAACTTAGCAAATGCTTAGTAATAACGTGAAACAGGATTTTGACAATTATGATTACCTCTGCTCTGTCTATGGTAAAGGACTTGTAGATGAAGAGCTCCGACTTGAACTTGAAAGCCAGAAGATTGGCCACGACAAGTTCATGAAGAAGGTACAGGGTGTGTCTCACTCTGGCTCTCTTGCAGGGACTAAGGCCATCATCCTTGAAGAGTGTGTCGGCAACATGGTTAAAGCTCTTGTTAAGTTCTACAACGATGCTGACTCTGGTAAAGCAGGTAAGCGTCATAAGCTTGTCTCTGTCATCCGTGAGTTAGAACCTGAGATGGTCGCCATGGTCACAGCCCAGACTGTCCTTACGAACAGCCACGAGTTTACTACCCTTAATGCTCTGGCTGTACAGGTAGGAAAAGCAGTTGACGAAGAGATGCGCTATGCAAGAATCATGGAGGCTATCCCTGAGTGTGACCGCAAGGGCTTCTTGGAAGAGCTTAAGAAACGCAACGGTATGCGCTACAAGAAAGCCTTTATGGTAGCCAAAGAAAAGTCTCTCAATGAAGACGGTAAGATTGAACGTTGGGAGCTCCTTAGTCGTACCGAATGTGCAAACGTTGGAGTTAAACTTATTGAACTCCTCTGCTACTCCACTGGCATCGGCTACCTTGAGAAAGTCCACAACTCCGAAGGAGACTTTCACTATATGTTCTGCCTTGATAAAGACCTCGTGGCCTACATCGACCAGAACAACGAAGAATTAGCCCAGATGTGCTTCTACTACCGTCCCATGGTCATCCCTCCGAAGCCTTGGAATGACATCTTTGACGGTGGCTACTATATGCATCTCAAGCGTCCCCTTAAGTTTGTCAGAACTACTGCAAGTGAACTTAAGGAGCTCTATGGTGACCTTGATATGCCTGAAGTCTACAACGCAGTGAACACCATTCAGGCTACAGCTTGGAGAATCAACCGTAAGGTTCTGGATGTAGTCAATGAAGTAGCTTCTTGGCAGGTCATCCCTGAAGGTCTTAATATCGCCTCCAAAGAGCCTCAGGAACGTCCTATTAAGCCTGAAGACATCGACACTAACGATATCGCTAAGAAAGACTGGAAGAAGAAGACCCTGTACTACTTCCAGATGGAAAACACCCGTAAAGGCAAGAGAATCAAAGTAAACCTTGACCTTGCCACAGCCAACCTTTATAAGGACTACGGAGCTATCTACTTTCCTCACAATCTGGACTTCAGAGGACGTATTTATCCTGTGACTACCTTCAGTCCTCAGGGTAATGACCTCTGCAAGGGTCTCCTTGAGTTCTCCGAAGGTGTGGAAATCGGAGATGAAGGAGCTAAATGGTTGGCTATGCACGGAGCTAACTGCTATGGTCTTGATAAAGCTCCTCTGGTTGACCGTCTGGCATGGGTCTATGACAACGCAGAGCTTATCCAGAAGATCGCTGAAGACCCTGTAGGCAACATTGAGCTCTGGCAGGATTCCGACTCTCCTTGGTGCTTCTTGGCTTTCTGCTTTGACTGGACTGAGTACTTAACCAAAGGTACAACCCACAGGTCTCACATTGCTGTAGCCTTTGACGGTTCTTGCTCTGGCATTCAGCACTTCTCGGCAATGCTCCGTGATGAGATCGGAGGTAAGGCCGTGAATCTGACTCCGACTGACTCTGTGCAGGACATCTACAAGCTTGTCTCTGATGAAGTCCAGAAGAGAGTTGAGAAAGATGCCAATGAAGGTACTATGGATGTCATTAAGACTGACAAGGACGGTAAGGAATACCTTGAAAAGGGTACTATGTCTATGGCTCGTGAATGGCTTAAGCACGGTATCAACCGTAAGGTAACCAAGCGCTCTGTCATGACTCTGGCTTATGGTTCTAAGCAATACGGATTCTCTAATCAGGTACTTGAAGACACCATTCTTCCTGCCCTTCAGCACGATATGTTGGCTTTCTCTAAGCCTAACCAGTCTGCCAGATACATGGCTAAACACATCTGGGACTCGGTGGCTGTAGTCGTAGTTAAAGCTGTGGAAGCTATGGACTGGCTTCAGGAGGTCTCCAGTCTCTTAGCCAAAGACAAAGACATTAACGGTAATCATCTGCCTACAACTTGGGTTACTCCTGCGGGATTCCTTGTAAGACAGAGATACATGAAGACTAACCCCAAGAGAATCAAGAGCATCCTCCGAGGTGACCTTGTGATTAGACAGGGTGAGGACTTGGAAGTTAAACATGAAGGAGACATCCTGACTCTTTCTGTTAACATCCCTGACCCCTCCGTGTTGGACTCCAGAAAACAGAGACAGGGTATTGCTCCTAACTTTGTTCACTCTCTGGATGCCTCTCACCTGATGCTTACAGTTAACAAATGCCACTCCTATGGTATTAACTCATTCGCTATGATTCATGACTCCTATGGGACTCATGCAGGTAAAGCAGGGCTTCTGTTTACGACTGTAAGAGAGGTCTTTGTCCAGACCTACACTGACCATGATGTCCTTCAGGAGCTCTATGAGCAGGTACATCAGCAGTTGTCCCAGAAGCTCTGTGAGAAGCTTCCTGTTCCTCCTAAGAAAGGTACTCTGGACTTGGAACAGGTAAAGCAGTCTCTCTATGCTTTTGCCTAGGTAACACTCATTAAGTAAGACTCACTGGTTAGTTCCAGTGGGTCTTTTTTGTTATCTAATAGTTAAACATTTAACTATCTCATGAGAGGCTTCATTAAGGGATAAATAATAAAATCTACACTATAGGAGAAACAGAAGGTAGACAATAAAATCTACACTATAGGAGAAAAGAAAGAGAGAACTAAAGGTTAAACATTAAGTTGAACATTAAGTTCTACATTAAGTTTAGTCTATAGTTTTATCTTATACTATTACTTTAATATAACCTTATATAAGTCTATACATTAAGTAAGACACAAGGTATAAGACCATAAGGTTAACTAACAGTCTAACTAAAAGTGTTAGACACTAACGACAAAAGGAGTTTACTATGACTGAAAAGAACAAATCCATTAAACTTGTCTCCCCTAAAGGGCTTGCACAGTTCCCATGGATTCAGAAAGCTGACACTAAGTTTGACGCTGATGGTGTCTATAGTGTCACTATTAAATGTGAAGATTCTGAACAGGTACAGAAGTTCATTGCTAAGTTGGAAGATATTCGTGATTCTTTCTATGACCAAGACGAAGGCGTACAGAAAGCCCTTAAGACTCGTAAAGCAGTGAATAAAGCTGATGTCTGTGAGTATGATGAAGAAGGTAATGTCTACTTCAAGTTCAAACAGAAAGCTAAACTTAAGTCCAAGACTGGTGACATCATTGATGTAACTGTTCCTGTCTTTGATGCTAAAGCTAAGCCCATGGATGAACTTATCGGAAGAGACAGTCTCATTAAGGTAGCTACTACCATCTTCCCGTACTTTATGCAGACCACTAAGACTGTAGGTTTGTCTCTTAAGCTTACAGCAGTGCAGGTCATTGAACTTAAAGCTCCTTCTTCTGGTGGCTCTGGTTCTGGCTTTGGATTCGAAGAAGAAGAAGGCTTTACTCATGAAGAAGGTACTAAAGCTTCTACTCCGTTCGATACTGAAGATGAAACTGAAGACAACGAAGAAGAAATTACTGACTTCTAACCATGGCTACACGTAAGGCTTGCTACAGTGTCCGCAGAAGACACGACACAGGTACTTACAGGTCAGGACTTGAAGTTGCTCTTGCTAATGCTTTAGCTGACAGGGGTATTAACGGTCACTACGAGGAGTATTACATTACTTATGTAAAACCTGAGTCAAACCACAAGTATACCCCTGATTTTGTCCTGCCTAACGGTATCGTAATAGAGTCCAAAGGAGTCTGGGATTCCGATGACAGGAAGAAACATTTATTAATCAAGGAGCAGTACCCTGAGTTGGACATAAGGTTCATCTTCAGTCGCTCCAAAACACCTTTATACAAAGGATCTAAAACAACTTATGCCTCTTTCTGTGAAGCCCATGGAATCAAATATGCAGATAAAACTATTCCTGAAGACTGGTTCAAAGAAGACAAAAGACCCGCAGGGAGGTACTTAAACAAACATATAAGGAAGCAACAAAAATGATTGAAAAACCGTACATCGAGGAGTTTAAAACATTCGCTCAACTTAAGAAACGCACAGTGACCGACAAGATCGTAGTCCACTGTTCTGCTACCCAGTGTCTTGACAAGTATGACCGCAAGACTATCGAACAGATGCACAGACAGAACGGATGGACAACCATAGGTTATCACTTTGTTATCAAAAAGGATGGGACTATTCAGGAGGGACGACCATTAGATACTATTGGTGCACACGTAAAAGGAGAAAACAGCCATACCGTAGGTGTCTGCCTTATTGGTGGAACAGACGCTAAAGGAAAGTCTGTATTCAACTATTCGGATGAACAGATGGTATCCCTTAAGCTTCTTCTTGACTGGCTTCGTAGCGTGTATTTAAACGTTCCTGTGTGCGGTCACAGAGACTTTAAAGGAGTAGCTAAGGACTGCCCATGTTTTGACGTAGAAAAGTGGTATGAACCTAAGGCTACATACGTTGTGTATGACCACAAGAAAGGCTTTAAGTCTCTGCTGTCCCAAGTTGACTTCCTGAGAGCCAACAACGGACAGACTGAGTTTGAAGATGGTGATATTGTACGTATTGAATAAAATCTACACTATAGGTAAGAGCAATATGTGGACTAAACTTATTCCTTACCTTGTGTGCCTCCTTATAGGTGCTTCAATGAGTTCTGTATGGCATTCCTATCAGGAGTCCAAAGAGAACCTGAAGTACCTTGAGGAGAAAGCTAAGATTCTCAACGAACACAAGGATAAAATCAACACTATAGAGAAAGAGAAAAATGAAACCATTTCATCCCTTCTTGCTGAGCTTGAACGGGTTAATGCTACTAATGATACTCTGCGTGATGACTCTCAGCGGTTGCAGTACAAACTTCAAGAAGCCTCAGACAGACTGTCCAAAGGTGGAAATAATGATTCCTGCAAACCTACTAGAGAAGCACTCGCCAAATGCTACAGAAATCTCAAAGAAGGAACAAAGCTTTTACAAGAAAGTAACAGAGTCCTTAGAGACAACGCAGTAAAACACGACAAACTTGTTGACCTAGTAAACACATACATTAAGGAAACTAAACAAAATGACACAGCGGATAAAGGAAGAACTTCACCGTAAATACAGCACTGAAGACTCATACAAAGGAGAACAGGAGGTTAATCCTGACTCCATCATGTGGGAATATGGTGACCTTTACGATGAACCTTACGAAGAGGAGAAAGACGATATTGAGTCTCTTGACCGTGAGTCTTATCGTGCCTATAAAGACGCAGAACGTGACATTTCAAGACACAAACACTGGTAACTAGGAGAGAGATACCATGGATATTACACAGAACATTACAACGTATGAACAGGGACTTGCCACAGCTACAGTCCTTGATCTCAGCTACGGGGAGATCGTAACGTTTGAACTTAAGTACCCCCGTTACATTCACTCGGAGTTCATGACTCACCGTATGTTCTCCAGAAACGCTCAGTCATCCAGAGCTACACCCATTGACATCCTTCAGCAGGACGTACTGGATGATCCTGTTGTTCCCCTTGAGGTTTACAAGAACTGTAAGGGTATGGCAGGTAAAGAACAGGTTGACCCCGAGAACTACGACTACTTCGTTACTCTCTGGTTGGACGC